TACCTCGCACAACCCCATAAAGAAACGACGCAATATGCGCTCTGGGCGTGCTTCGCCTTGAGCCATTAACATTTGCTGGCCTTCCGCCGTACGCAGCGCGGACGCTTGACCCTTGGGTACACGTCCGAAACTCATTTCGCTCTGCATAGCCAGCTTGTCTTCCTCCTGGCCAATGATCGTAATCATGTTCAGGCCGAACGCCTGATTTTGATTCGGCATCGTCGGGAAATGAACATCGTTCTTCGGATCATTCAATGGATACATCTCACCCGGCCAAAAACGAATCACTTCCGGCTTCATAGCCGATTGCGGGCGGTAAAAGCCAAACGGCAGCATCCCGAACGTGCCGCCGTCAATAACCTGATCATAAACTTGCTTTTTCAAATCGTGCGAGCCTTCCAGCAGTTCCAGTAATGAAATACCACTGCGCCGACCACGCACCGGGATAAACGACGACTCCGCAAACGGACGCCGCGGCGGGTCAGACGGAAACATTTCGGTTAAATAGACCGCCTTGAGGATCGTTTTCGTTTCAAGAATCATCCACCAAATAACATCTTCGTCCAATCCATCGCCATCGATGTCGTACATATCGAAGCACATTAGGCGCGTCAGCTCTCGGTGCGACTTAACCTCCGGCGTCCTTGTATCGGTAACACCGGCAATCCGATCCTGTTGCAGCTTCATGTGCTGATTGTCGAGCGTTTTGCCGTTGGAATACGCAACAACACGATCCAGATCGTCTTGCGTCACCAAATCGTAAAATTTCTTTCCGGTGGTGTCTTTGCGCGCAAGCCGGCGAATCTCGTCAAGCGTCGGGTAGCTTTTAATAATTACGTGCGTACTTCCATTGGGGTTCGACGGACCCGGCATTTGCAAATTTTCAACAGCCGGCGGGTGAATCACATCTTCGTAATCAAGCACCATCGGGCGCGGGCCATCGAACACCCGGCTTGCCTTACGCGTGAGCATTTCCACCTTATCGTCGTTACGCGTATAGAACGAAACACGGATTAGCGTATCGTCAACCTCTACTTCCCAATCCCAACCATTTTCCTCGCGCTTGTATAGGTCGCCATTCGGGTACTCATCCGTCAACAACGTCTTGAAGTAAACAACCGGTACCATTTCTTCCGGAATGGGATCGAATATGCGGATATCGGTTACTTCGCGTTCCTCGCGCACCCACGGTACATAAACCGTCATCACGCCGTCATTAACAAACGCGTCAGCACAGTTACCAACGAATTCTTCACCGCGGTTCTCGACAAACACCTGATAGTCAATCAGATTGTCGATTTTGTCCTGCTTGTCCATGTCCTCTTTCCCGCTAATCGCCTTGCTAACGATAGCGGGACGCATGGACATTACAGCGTTATGCAACGTATCCTGCACGCGCAAACTGTGTGTCAAAATATCCGGCACCGCCGCATCCGACGCGTCTTCCCACGGCATATCTTTGCGGCTAGTCCACATCCGCATTTTGGCGTAACGCTGCAACCGATTATCGATGTCTCCAGCGCGTGCGGCCGTATCGTCCCTGTAAAACTTCTCGATGCGGTTCGCTATTTCTTCTTTGTTGATCTTTAAAGATTCAACACGGGGACGAGTGCGCTTTACTCCGGCATCGTCCAGGGCAATCGATAGATCAGGCAATGACGTCGCTCCATTTTTGAGCCACTAACACACTCACTAATGCGTTTTTCATTTGTGCCTCAATAAACTGATCAAACGCTTCTTGTTGCTTGGGGGTGTGCGCCGCACACGGCATAATCCTGCGAACCTCTGGTTGAGATTCCCATATGAACGTTTGCAACACCGAATTCCATAACGCCGGGTAAGTTTCTGGCTGTTGCGCGGTTTCAAGACATTCGGTGCAGAACGTAAGATGAATGTGTGACCCATCGAGCATGATGTAGTCGATACGCCACGCGTCATCGGTCGGCTTACCGAGCCGACGCGGCCATCCTTCCATTGGCGCTTTATTGAATACTTCCTTTACCTCAAAAACCTTTTTGTCGCAGATCGTGCAACAACCAACGCGCTTAACTTTACTTGTCATCTGGTAGCTTCCCTGCCGGATGAATGGCGTACCACGATGCCTTTAGGCTCGCCACTTCTATGTCAAACGCCTTTGCCAACTTCGTATGCAACTCATCACGCGCTTTAAAGAAATTGTCTACCGTCACTAAACATTCCGGACAATAGAATTTTTTAATTACGATGCCGCGTGCATCGAACTTGTCACCGGTCACGCCGCAACAATCGCAACTGAAAAAGACGGCCATTTATTTACGTCTCCCTTGATTAACTCGTTTTCTGTGAAGGATCGGCGCACCGGCTGACAACCACTGGAACGACGGGCTGGTATTCAGGCAATACTTGAGCATCGTGGGAAAGTCGTCGTACTTTTCCTTCGCCTTCTGCTTAAGATCCTTTTCCAGCGCTGCTTTGAAGTCATCCCATACGTATCGCTTCATCTGAAAGATCGTGTCTTGGCAGCGCTGATGAATGCGTAGACGTGGACGTAACGTGCGCGGGTCCGGCTTCAGATATTCATTGATGCGTGCGCGTCCTACGTCGGAATCGTCCGCAAGATCGCAACGAAGACCGGCGTTCGCGAATTCATCGGCCCAGGTCACACCACGGACGGCTCCGGAAGGACTAGCGCCCATGTTTGGGTCCATGATTCGACGGACAACGTGAAGACCGTATTGGCGCTCAACCTGTTCCACCACCTTGCGCACATCGGTCGGATCGCCATCGACTTTGGCATCCGCTATCTGCGCAAGATCGTCGTAAGTATCGACCTGAACCCACGACATCATGTGCGGCTTACGCGGATGCGGGTCCAGCATATAAATAACCGGCAACGTCGTTGAATGCTCAAACTCGCTGACGTGGTTGTATGTCGTTACGTCTTCCGATCCACACGCCGCGCAACGGCGTTCTTGCAGTATCGAATCGCCGCCGCAAGTGAAACACCAACCAGACGCAATATCCGTGAACAAAGGATGAATACGATTGCTAAACCTAATAGGCTGGCCATAAATACGAACTTTACGAACCGTATCGGACCATTGCGCCATAGTTGCGCGCACAGCTTCTTGATCCAAGTTTGGGTTATCGGTCGTGTACAGCTCAAACCATTCAACGTTTGGGTCTTTGTTCGGTCCTGATTGAGCACGGTCGTATACTTCGTCAAACAGCCAATCGATCGGAATAGCCGGCTCATCCGGCCACGTCATTGCCAACATCAACCGACCGCGCACGCGCATCGTGCGCGCTTGGTTCTCGCGCCAGATCGCGTACCGCGGCGGCTCATCGAGCAACACAAAATGAAAGTCACCCGACGCAAAGTCCGTTGGATCTTGATCGTGCGACATGAACTGAATCGTTGACTCGCCAACGATTTCCTCAGGGTTGTCCGGATTGCGGTAATACAACCGCAGCATGCGCGTACGTTCGGTCCACGACTTTTCCCACGAGCCGTCAATGAGAGAACTTTTTGGAACCCAACCCCAATGGCCGCGCCTACCGCCCGGCTCGTCCACGCCCTGCCAACGCCACCACATAAGCTTTGGCAGAAACACGGGATGCAAAACCGTCGTTAACGATTCGAGAATGACACGCGTATTTATTGGCCCGCGCAGCTTCGAGCGCGGGTAAGTGTCTTTTAGCGATATCGGGATAATGCCGGTGGCGGCTATTAACAGCTCGACCAACGCTGTTTCGGTTTTACTCGAACCGTTACCACCACCGATACCGACCGTACGCGCTTCGCTGTCGTGAACGGCGCGCGCTTTGTCTGATACCGGGTGGTAATAAAGTAAGGCGTTTTCTTTGACGTCTTCGCTTTGGTACTTAACAATCTGCGCAACGAGCGAACGCAAGTCATCATCCGAAATCTTTTTAAGATCGGACGGTTCAACATTTAACGGATTCATTAATGCGGCTTACGTTGTCCTGTTTCGTACTTTTCCCGCTCATCGAGCGAGTTATGCACGATAATCAACGTGTCGCCCTCATACTTGATCGTTGGCGA